GATGGAGAGAGTTATACATCCATCCAACAAATACTAGACATAAACCCAAGTACATGGGATAGTTGGGTATATAAGAACTATAAGGATTTTAGAGTACAGCTACAAAACTATAAGCATGAGCGTATAATTCGCAAGGCAGAAGCAGAGTTAGAAGTACTAATTGATTCAGAAGACGAAAGGATTAAGACATCTAACTTACAGTTTGCTTTGAAGACACTAGGGAAAGACCAGGGTTACTCAGACAGAACAGAGCTTACAGGGAAGGGAGGAGGGGACTTGACTATAAACTTTGACCCATCGTTTAAGAAGGAATAACTATGCAATTACATACAACCCAAAAAGAAATTGTCGAATCAGATGCACGTTTCAAGGTGGTGAGGGCAGGGAGAAGAAGTGGGAAGAGTTCTGTCTGTATTGAAATCATGCTCTTTGAGGCTATGAAGGAGAAAGGTAAGAACATCTTTTATGTTTCGCCTACCCAGAAACAAAGTCGTAGTATTATATGGGAGGCACTAAAGAGTAGACTAGCAGGGATAGGGAAGTTAAACGAGAGTAGGTTAGAAGCAGAAGTACCTACTGCCGATGGTGGAACATCTCACATTTACTTATCAGGGTTTGAAGCTAAGGAGAACTTTAGAGGGTTGAAGGCACACCTTATTGTGTTTGATGAGTTAGACACTATGCCTAACTTCTTTCTAGGATGGCAAGAGATTTTCAGACCAGCACTTACCGACACAGAGGGTGGTGCTATCTTTATTGGTACACCTAAGAAGGAAAACCCTAATCTAAGACGGTTAGAGAAACAGATTGAAACAGACACTGATTGGGCAGGCTTTCACTTTGCCACATCTAGTAACCCCCATATTCCAGCCAATGAACTTATTAAGGCAGAAAAAGAATTAGACTTTGAAACATATAAACAAGAGTACTTAGCAGAGTATGTAGAGAATGCTGGAGCTTTATTTGGATTCAATGCCTTAGTTGACGTATTTACCAACACAGTGGACAAGGTGGATTCTAAGTACCTTATAGTCGATATTGCTGATGACGGCTCTGACAAGACCATTTTCAGCTTCTGGGAGGGTCTTGAGGAGTACAAGGTGGAGAAGTTCAGTCGTTTAAATACAGAGAACATAGTAGATAAGATACGAGAGTACGCTGCACAGGATAGAATACCTTTCTCACATATCGCAGTAGACGCTATTGGAGTAGGAGCAGGTGTTGCAAGTAACTCAATGCTTGACGGAATTATAGGGTACAAGAGTTCATTTGGTGCTATCAAGACAGACGAAGACATTATCAAATTACCTAATGTTGGTTACTTACCTAATGCACAGGCTTTAATATCAGATTACAGGAACTTACGCTCTCAATGTCTATTCACACTTGCAGGTCTAGTAAACAATCATAAGATAGCTTCTAAGGTAGGAGGAGAACACAAAGACAAGGTAATTGAGGAGTTGTCAACCTATCAAGATGCTAGTAAGGGAGATGGTAAGAGAATGGCAACACTTAAAGAAGATGTAAAGGCTTCTATTGGTCGTAGCCCAGATAACTCAGATACATGGATAATGAGAATGTACTTTGTGGTGAAGGAACGCATGCTACCTCAACAGTCAGAGGAGAATGTAAGAGCTATCAATGCTCTGAAAGACCAGTTTAATACTAACAAGTCAAACTTCGCAGACAACAGTAGTAGATAAGATACAATAATCGTGGTATAATATGTTATATATTTACTAAGTATCTAATCACATATGTCAAACACTATTGGGGAAATCATCAGGAAGCAAGAGACAGACTATCAAACAGGCGACACTACTATTTCAGAGTATGTGGAATTTGACCTACAAGAGAATCTAGCAAGGATTGATGCCTATGCTAACTCAAAGCACACATCAGGAGATGTAGACTCTAAGGGAAGGGATAAACCATTTTATAATATCGTTACATCAGCTATTAACACTTGGTATAGAGCAACAGATATAGATAGAAGTCAAATCAAGGTAAGAGCGACTAAGCTAGAAGATACAATAAAAGCACTTGTAGCAACTCACAAGCTCCAAGAGTGGATGAGAAAGGTTAAGTTCGGTTCATTCCTTAATCAATGGGGAAGAAGCCTAGCAAAGAATGGTTCAACTGTTCTAAAGTTTGTAGAGAAGGATGGACAACTAATCCCAATGGTAATGCCGTGGCAATCATTAATAATTGACGCAATAGACTTTGAATCTAATCCAGTAATAGAGATACTATATCTTACGCCAGCTCAATTAAGAATGAGAGAAGGATATGATAAGGAGGTGGTAGAAGCTCTAATCACATCAACAGAAGCTAGAGAAACATCAGACAACATAGACAAAGACGAAAAGGCAGACTTCATTAAGCTATACGAGATACATGGAAACATGTCATTAGAACTACTTACAGGAGATGAAGAAGATGCAGATACTTATGTTCAACAAATGCAAGTCGTATCATTCGTAGAGGGAAAGAACGAGGGAGAGTACGATGACTTTGTACTAGCGTCAGGAAAGGAGAAGAATCCATACATGATTACTCACCTAATCAAAGAAGAAGGTCGTTCACAATCTATTGGAGCAGTAGAACATTTATTTGAAGCACAATGGATGAACAACCACGCAATGAAAGCTCTTAAAGATGAGTTAGACTTAGGTAAGACAGTATTTCAGACAGCTGACCCTAACTTCGTAGGACAAAACGCAACAGATGCTATTGATACAGGAGATATATTAGTACATGCACCAGGACAAGAGCTTACTAAGATAAACAACTCGGCACAAGATGTAGCAGCACTTCAAGCCTTTGGAGCAGCATGGAAAGCAATCGGAATGGAAAACACAGGAGTATCAGAGGCAATGCTTGGTTCAACACCTAAATCAGGAACAGCATGGCGACAGACAGAAGCTATCTTACAAGAGTCACACGACCTATTCGAGCTAATGACAGAGAACAAGGGACTACACATCAACGATATGTTGACAGACTATGTTATCCCATACATCAAGAAGACACAGCTAAACAACAAGGATGAGATTATAGCTACACTAGAATCACACGATATTAAGATGATTGACGCAGAGTTCATAGCAATCGACACAGAAAAAGCAATTAAGCAAGATGTAAAAGAATCACTACTAAGAGGAGAACTACCAGTTGACCTTAATGTAGACGCAACAGAGGAAGGAATTAAACAGGCACTAAACAAACAAGGTAACACACGTTCATTTGTACCATCAGATATTGGAGCAACAGAGTGGAAGGAATACTTTAAAGACTTAGAATGGGACTTAGAGATAGATGTAACAGGAGAAGGAAAGAACGTACAAGAAGCAATGACAACTATCAACACAGTCTTACAGATTACAGCAGCTAATCCTCAAGCAATAAACGACCCACTATTCAGAACTCTATTGAACAAGGCACTAAACCTAACAGGAGCAATATCACCACTAGAGCTGGCACAGATAGAATCAACACCACCAGCACCTCCAACAGACGTACCAAGAGAAACAGCCCCTGAAGCTACAATTTAGATAGCTAACGGTGGATTATAAACCTAATAGAAAAAATTATGGAACAAAAACCAAAAATGAGATACGACGACAAAGAGCTATCACTTATCAAAGCAACTTTTGCTGATAACGAGCCTATGTTGTTCACACTCCGTAAAGTATTCTTACAAGCAGAACTTTCAACAGAGGAAATAAAGCAACTTGAAGGTATTTCAAAAAGCCCACAAGCTCTTGAACTATTACGCAAGGCTTACTCTCCAGGACTTGAAATGGATGCACCATTCAGTCAAATGATTGACCTATGGATGACAGTAGATACTAAAGACCTAGACCCAACGCAAGCAGTTCTTGCACTAAAGGTTAGAGCAGAACTAGACTCACTATTGGAAGCAGGTTTATTAAGACTAGCTAATCCAAAAGCAAAAGGAACTAGAAACATTGTAGACTACAGACCAGACTTTGAGGCTAATGAGGAAGACCAATATGTAACATACGTATCAAGGAACTCTCTTATTACTCACACAGAGCAAAGGCTACAAGAATTATCATTCCTAGCAGGTAAGAAGTCAGAAACAGTAGAAGAAACAATCGCACGCTTACACAAGGACAGCAACAAGTAATATACAACTTGTATAAAATGTGGTATAATTATTATTATATAGGACAAAACCTTTAAATGAATTAACATGACTAAACATGATAGAAAATGAAACAATGAACGAAGACATTACAAACGAAGATGTAGATTTAGAAATAGAAGAAACTGAGGAAGTACGAGAGGAACCCGAGGAAGAATCTGATGATGAAGATACTCAAGAAGAAACAGCAGAAGATGTAATAGAACGACTGACTAAGGAGAATAAAACTCTCAAGATTCAGAAGGCAAAGAAAGCAGAGAAGGCACAGAAGGTAGAGAAGGCAGCACCAGTTAAAGGAGATATGTCAGCGACTGATATGTTAGCATTAATTAATGCCAAGGTAACAGACTCAGACTCAATCTCACAAGTAACTGAGTACGCAAAGTTTAAGAACATTGACGTATCAGAAGCACTAAACTCACCAGTGGTTCAAACTATACTAGAGAACAAGCGAAACGAAGTAAAAGTTGCAAAGGCAACTAACACAGGTAGTGCCCGTAGAGGTAACTCAGAAGTGTCAGAAGATGTTTTGTTAGCAAACGCAAGTAAAGGCAAGATGCCCGAAAGCGATGCAGACCTAGATAGATTTATTGAAGCACGCATGAACAGACGTAAATAGATAATCGGTGGATTATTATAATTCACATTACAAAATGGCAAATACAATATCATCACGTACATTCCGTGACAAATACAGACAAGCAACACTTGCAAAGCTACTTAGAAAAGCTCTTGTAACAGAAGCTATC